TGATAAAGAAAACGCAAGATTATAACATCTTGAACGATGCAGGAAACTATGCGTTGCACCAAAACCGTGACGTGTGGCATCTTCTTGACAAAGAAGACCGCATGCGTCTGGAGGCAGGACTGGACATTGCGGGACCGGAAGAGAAGGCAGAAGAAGAAAACATAATTGAACTCACAAAACAACTTGTAGACAAATATGATTGTAGACATGACAAATGTTGATGTGGTGATAGGCATCGATCCCGATAATGCGAAGAGTGGTGTCGGGATCGTGCACAAGGCCACAGCAGAGGTGCAGACACAAACAGCAACGTTTAGTGAGCTGCTGTCCTTACTAAAGGACAAACAAGAGACCGGCACACGCTTTGGCGTGGTGATTGAAGGAGGCTGGCTAACAACAAGCAACTGGCACACAACGTCACGAATGACAGCACGCAAGGCAGCAGCCATAGGCCGATCTGTCGGGATGAACCACCAGACAGGCATATTGCTGACCGAGATGTGCGAGGCTATGGGCCTGAAACACTATGTCGTTCCTCCTTTAAGGAAATATTGGCGAGGTCCCGATGGCAAGATTACACAGAAAGAACTGCAATGTGTTGTCGGAGACAAGAACAAGTTGCCCCGCATGTCGCAAGACCAGAGAGACGCGGTGCTTTTGGCTTGGGTTTATTCAGGGTTATCATTGACATTTAGAAGCAGGATATAATATGGCAAAGGACAAGGACTATAGAAAGCTGATACACACAACACGGTGGTTGAGGCTAAGACGTGACAAGCTAAGCGACTTCCCGCTGTGTGAACGTTGTGAACAAGAGGGAAGAGTGACGGCTGCTACAGAGGTGCACCACATCATACCTGTGGAGAACGGACTGACACGGCAAGAGAAGGAGCGTCTGATGTATGACTATACCAATCTGAAGGCGCTGTGCCATGACTGTCATGTGAAGACGCACACAGAGATGGGACGCTGCGGAAAAGAACAAGCGAAAAGCAGGGCGAAGAATCACCTCTTAAGGTTCGTCGAAAAATTTATGACTTGACATCATGACACCCCGGGGGTGGTTTTTTTTAATCGGGGGTACCCCATGCTAAACCTCGCCACCTCCCATTTCCACACGCGGGTATTTTTTTTGGCCGTGGGGGATTTTGGGGCAAAAAAATGAGGGCAAAAATGTGACACATGTGACACTATAAAAAAAGACGCGGAATGGACGTAAAAAAGACGAAATTCCTGAAAGCATTGTCTAAAGCCTACGGCATCATTGCACCTGCATGTAATGCCGTAGGCATATCTCGTTATACCTATTATCGCTGGTACCATGGAGACAAGGAATTTAGAGAGAAAGCAGACGAAATAGCAGAAACACAAATTGATTTTGTTGAAAGCAAGTTGATGCAAATGATTGAAAATAGCGATGCGTCTTCTGTTATTTTTTATCTTAAAACAAAGGGAAAGAACCGCGGCTATAGTGACAAGGCTCAGCAGACTGTTCCCGATCCGTCGCCATCGGGCACATCGTTACAGCTACAAGACGGCAACAAGACAGGAAAAGGCCGAAAGATTGTTGAACGTAAGGTGAAGAACAAGAAAGATTATATCGTCAAGTTGTTAAAGGCACAAGGGAAATACACAGCAGAGCTCACTTACCAAGTGGAGATAACGGCAAGGCTGCTGGTGCGTGCGGATATGCTTTATGACGAAATTTTGTCTGAGGGTCATAAGGCAGTAAACATAGAATACAGCCGAGAGGGTAACGAGCGGGCAACGATAAACCCAAAGGAGAAACTCTATCTTGATGTGTCTGAAAAGGCACAGAAGGCTCTAAGGGCATTGGGTATGAACACGGAAAGCAAGGAAAGAAAAGCGGACAATGACAACTTTAATGAATTTTGGGCGGCTATGAAGGAGGATGCTGAATGACAGAGGAAGAGAGAAAACAATGGAGGGAATACAAAGGGAATGTTGTGGAAGAACTGCAAAGGAACAGCAGTGTATACGCCACGAAATTTTACGATGTGCTCGTCGAGACCGACAAGCGCATCGGCGATTATGTGTTTAGCGTCATTGACAATCCTGAAGCCCACAATCTTTACGAGATATTGGGTGTGCGCCGTTTCTTGCGGATGCTTGACAAATATGAGTGGAAAGCAAAGAGGGTGCGCCATTTCTTTAAATTCTATGAGACGATAAGATTTAGCGGTTTAAGAGGAAGGACACGTTATAAGCTGACTCCTGTACAGGCTTATCAGTTTGCAAATATCTATGGTTTCGCCAGATCTGACGGTCGCCGCCTGATAAGGACAGCTTACCTCTTCGTTCCGCGCAAGTTCAGCAAGACAACCTCATGTGCTGCCATGGCGGTGTACGACATGCTTTTTGGCGACAACAACGCACAGGCTTATGTCGGCGCAAACAGCTATGATCAGGCAAAGATATGCTTTGATGAGATACGAAATATCATGTTTGATATCGATCCTCGCGAAAAACATTTTAAGGTTAACCGCGAAAAGATCACGTTTAAAGATCATGGCCGTGACAGCTTGATTCAATGTTTGACAGCCAACGCCAAGACGAAAGACGGCCTCTTTGCTTCGCTTGTCATCATGGATGAATATGCCCAGGCACGAAATACGGCAGGGCGTAACGGTGCAGACCTGAAGAACGTGCTCACAACCTCGATGGGACCCAGAAGGGAGCCGTTGACCATCGTGATCACTACGGCAAGCGAGGTGGTAGACGGCCCTTTTGCCCATGAACTGGAGGGTGTAATGGCGGTGCTGCGTGGCGAGGCAGAGAGTGACACCATGTTTGCCTCGCTCTTCATGCCGGACGTTGACGATAAAGAAGATGATCCGAAAACATGGGCTAAGGTACAGCCGCATCTGGGTATAACGGTGCAGAGCGACTACTATGAAAACGAGTGGCAGAGTGCACAGCTGTCAGCAGAAAACATGTTGGCCTTTCGTACCAAACTGCTCAACGTCTTCACCATCAACGATGAGAAGACATGGTTTAGTCATGAAAAGGCGCAAGAACTTGTAGGAAATTTCTCAATTGACAACGTGCAAGGACGGCCAGACTGCGCCGTGGCCTTTGACTTGTCGGTGCATGACGACTTTAGCGCCGTGTCTTACACCGTGTATCTTTCAACCTCAAAGAGCTTTTATACACATACTGACTATTATTTCCCCGAGGGCGCTCTTCATAAGCATCCTAACGAACAGCTTTACAGGTTATGGCACGAAAAAGGTTATTTGAAACTATGTAAAGGCAAAAAGATAGATACAGCCTTGATAACAGAAGATATTTTGAGACGTTCAAAACTCGTAAATATCGTGCGGATAGGCTATGATGCTTACAAGGCACAAGAACTGACAAGCATTTTGAAGTCGGTGGGCGCAAGGAATGTTCTGACACCATTTAGTCAGACCTACGGAAATTTTAACCTTCCTGTCGAGAGCTTCGAGATGTTGGCATGGAGTGAGCCTCCGAAAATTATGATGAATAATAACCCCATCAACATCTTCTGTCTTGAAAACTGTGTTATAGATACCGACAACCTTGAAAACAAAAAGCCAATAAAACTGTCGCAATATCGGAAAATAGATGGTACCATTACCATGCTAATGACGTTAGGGTTGATGTACACTTTTGAGCGGTAGTTATTGTAAATAATAGCCTAAATATTTGCAAAGTACAAAAAAATGTAGTAACTTTGTATTGTTAAAAAATTAAAGACGTTATGAAGCAAAAGAAAGATTTAATGGAGTTAACACCCGAAGAAAGAGAACTCATCGAAGCAGTTAGGAATTATAACAAATCTTATCCTGATGGTTATCCGCAACTGCTACTGTACGCACAAAGGCTTTTCGATAATATGCTTCGACAGCCTTACTAAAAAGCAAACAACGCCCCTCCCGAAAGGGAGGTGGCTTAAAGATACACAAATAAAGTTTAAAGCAATGGAAATAGTAATGAATAAACCTGTTGTTATTAACGACATGAAGAAGAAGATGGCTGATATTATGCTATCAATATCATGGCGCGATTTTGCCAACACATATTTTCAAAAATCTTCATCATGGTTTTATCACAAAATGGATGGAATAGACGGTAATGGCGGTAAGGGTGGTTTTAATGAGGATGAAGCCGAGCAGATGCGCGGTGCCTTAATAGATCTTAGTGACCGCATACGCCGTGCGGCTGAAAGTATTTAGAGCAACTAATGTGCTTTAATTTTTTAACACTCTGCCTCGATACTTCGGTATCGGGGCTTTTTGTTTTTGTGGGTTAATAACGGAAAGCAAATAAAAATAAATTCTTAAAAAACCCAAATTTATACCATGATGTGCCATGATGTGCCATGATGTGCCATGCCGACGCAGTTGCGCATTTTTTAAAACATAAAAAAATGCCTAACTTTATGCTAAAAAGTATAGTCGATGGGATTTTGGCAAAACATAATAAATCTTTTTAAGCGCAGCAACGAGACTGACAGCACAACGGAAGCGACTCCTTCAACGGGGCCGCGAACGGGCGATTATACCCAATTTTTCAGCTACTTTGGTTCTGGTCATTCTGCTTTGTCTGTAGCAACTGTTTACAGATGTGTGCAGCTGCTTAGTGAGAGTGTGGCTAACTTGCCGTTGCAATATATGCGTCTCAAGGGCGACATTTATGTGGAAGACAAAAGCAGCCGACTTCATTACCTGTTGAATGTGCAGCCCGACTACACAAAATCGGCCTTCGATTTTTGGAAGGAGGTTGTGGAGAATGTCCTGCTTGACGGCAATGCTTATATTGTGCCGATATACAGCGTAGTGACGATGGAGGTTGACCGGTTGGTGCTTTGTGGCCGCCACACGGTGACACATAACATCTACGACGACACCTACACCGTATGCGACACGGTGAACGGAGTGAACGATGTGTATGACGAGGCGAACATCATACACATCAAAGGGCATACGAAAAACGGCAAACAGGGTGTGAGCGTATTGGAGTATGCCCGACAAACCATAGACATTGCCATAACGGGTGATCGAGAAACATTGAAGCGATTTTCCAATGGTGGCAACGTAAGAGGCATCATAAGTAACGACAAGACGGTAACAGGCTTTGGTGAGTATCAAGATGATGAGCTTGACAAGACAGCAGAAGACGTAGACAGCCGCTTTCAGCGCGGAGAGCGAATCGTTAGTCTGCCCGGGCAGGTTGATTTCAAGCAGATCTCTTTGTCTTCAACAGACATGCAGTTCTTGGAAAGCCGCAAGTTTACGGTGCGTGACATTTGTCGCTTTTTTGGCGTTCATCCCTCGTTCGTGTTTGACGACACAAGCAATAACTACAAGAGCGCTGAAATGGCCAATGTCGCTTTCCTTAGCAATACCCTTAACCCGCTGTTGAGAAACATAGAGAACGAGTTTCTGCGAAAGCTTATAGCTCCATCTCTCTGCTGCAAGCGGAAATTTGAATTCGACAGACGTGCTCTCTATTCGAGTGACCTTGACAGCAAGGTGAAATATCAGACGGCGACAATAGCTGCTGGCATCTACACCGTCAACGATTGGCGACAGATAGAAAACAGGCCTCCAATAGACGGAGGCGACAAAATTCTTGTGTCGGCCAATCTGCGTGACATCAACGACAACAACGCCGTAGCGGCAACAACAAAAAAGGAAGAAAAGAAGGAGGAAAAAGAAGATGGAAACGAAGGATAAAGTGATAAGAAGATGTGTGTGTACGCCTACAGAGCTAAACATACGAGAGGCGGCAGATGGCGAGGCTCCCAGCCGCACGATTACAGGATATGCCATATTGTTTAACGTGCCGTCTGCCCCGTTGTGGAGTGACGAGGACAGTGAGGCCAGGGAGGTGATAGCCCCTGAAGCAGTCACAAAAGAGTTTTTGGATGGTCAGGACATCAAGATGACAATGTTCCATGACAGTCATTCGTTACTTGCCCGAAGCAACAAGGGCGGCGGCACTTTATCGTATACTGTTGACGACAAGGGCGTGATGTTTGAATTTACTGCCCCCAATACCGTTGACGGTGACAAGGCTCTCGAGCTGGTGCGGCGTGGCGATATAAGCGGTTGCAGCTTTGCTTTTACAACCCACTACTTTGACAGCGATTTCGTTGAGCGTCAAAGTAAGGTAGCGGCCAACGGTGTGAACAAGATAACGTACAGGGTAAAGGCCGTTACAGGCATTTATGACTTTACGCTGGCTGCAAATCCTTACTATCCAGACACAAGCGTAGAGGTGCGTGAACTAACGGCTGAGCTAAAGCGTGAGCAACAGCCTGCTACAGAGACGACTGTAGAAGAGAAAGAAAGAGTGATGCGGCAGTTGCGTGAAATGCGTCACGCTGCCAAACTTAAGATGTTTAATATTTAATTTCAAAGAGAATGAAGAAAGAAAAAGGAAAACTGCAAGTTCGCGATCTGATAGACAAGTTCCAGCAGAACTGTGATCGTATCACAGCAATAGCGGACGCATGCGAGAAGGAGCAGCGTGAGCGCAACGATGCCGAGAACGCCGAGTTTGAGGCTATTACCCGCGAGAACCAGGTGCTCCAGATGAAGATGCAGGCCGCGACAGCTGAGCATCTGCGTGAGAACCCAAGCGCACAGGATGATGCCATCAGGATCATCCGCGAGAACGCTGCAAGCGGACAGCGTACAGAGATCATGTTCCTGCGCGACATGATGATGGTGCAGGATGTTGCCAAAGGTGCCATCGTGCCTCTTAACATTCAGGATATACTGAAGCCTCTACAGGAAGGTTTCATCTTGGACAAGGTCGGTCTCCCCATGCCTACGGGTTTGGCAGGTGACTTTGTGTGGCCGATGTACGAGATGGTAGAGGCAGAGCTGGCCGGTGAAGGTGCTGAGCTTAGCGACACGAAGATTCCATTTAGCAAAATGACAGCAGCTCCTGAGCGCATTGGCATCGCCATTCCTGTGTCTAATCAGTCGCTCAATCAGACACAGGGCCTGCTTGCAACAATTGTGCAGGAAGTGATGCCGTTGGCTATCCGTCTGCTGCTTAACAAAATCGTTTGTGGCGTAAACAAGGTAAACAACGCCACCAATCTCGTAGGTCCATTTGTTGGCTTGAAGGACAACCCTGTGCTTCTTTCTGCTGTGCCTACCTTCAAGGAGCTGAACGCTGAGATGAAGGCTGCTGTGCTTGAGACAGGTATTGACGGCACCAACCTCTGCTGGGTGATGACAAAGAGCATGGAGGCCATTCTTGAAGGAACTCCCATCAATGAGAAGGGTGTATATTTGCCCATGATACAGAACGGCATGCTGTGTGGCTTGCCCGTTTATACGTCTAACGTTATTCGTGACGTGAAAATCTCTTATCAGAAATACAACGGATCATCATGGGCAAAAGCAGAAGACTTTGACCCAAAGGTAAATACAGCTAAGTTTACCGTGACAAGTGCTTCCGCTGTTACAAATCTTAAGGGCATGGCTTCTGGCGATTACGCAAAGATTGCTGAAGGAACCGAGTATATCGGCCTTGGCGATTGGCGCTATCAACCCATGGGCATGTTTGGTTCTCTGCGTTTTATCGTAGATCCTTACAGCAAGGCTCGTAAAGACTGCGTTGACTTTGTTCTCAATGCCGACTATGCCACCAAGACTCTTCGTCCCGAGGCATTCAAGCTTGGCAAGGTAGGCGGAAAGGCATAAGATTATATAATCAACCTAAAGTTTTAAAGATATGAATGTGGTGAGTCTGTCACTTTTTAAGAAGCATGTCCGTGCGGATGATTTTGCCGATGACGATGATTATCTGATGTTTATTCTCGAGAGTGCAGAGGAAGCTGTGATCACGGCAACCAATAGAACCAGGGCAGAATTAGAGCAGATGGGAGGCGGTGATGTGCCTCTGCCCATCAAGCATGCTATAATGATGCTTGGAGCACATTGGTACAATCAGCGCGAAAGCGTGAGCAGCGTGCAGATGCATTCGGTGCCAGACTCGCTGCAAAGTCTAATAAAACCTTATCGTAAGTTAGTATGAGAGCCGGGGCTATGAAATATCGCTTGTTGTTGATGCAGCCTAAAGCAAGCACCAACGATTTTGGTGAAGAGGCGACTACCTATGAACCGTTGGCTGTGATATGGGCTGAACGGGTAAAGCAAAGCGGAAGCCGAAGCAACGAGGTGGGCGAGCATTTCCCTGACTATCGTGCTGAATTTAACATTAGGGATGCGCATAGAGTGAAGGAAAACTGGCGAGTGCAACAGCTCGGCGGCTACCTTTACTCTGTGACAAACATTATTCCTAACCTCGATAAGGGAATGAAAACTTTAGTTTGTGAACGTGTTAACGAATAACGTTGTTTAATCGCTGCAAACGAATGGGAGAGACTGTTACAGACATTAAAAGGCCTTTTGCCGATGTATACAAGGCACTTGATCTCAAAACACAACGTAAGGCCATGAAGAGTGCCATGCGTAGAGAGGGCAACCGCTTAAAAAAGGCTGCTGTGGACAATCTGCGGTCAAGCGACATTGGTAAGGGAACGAAGCGAAGCCTGTCAAGCGGCATTTATGTGCGAACATATCCTGATCGCTACGGCATGGGATTTATGGTGAGTGTTAAGCCCCATGGGCGACGTAAGGGTATTCATCTTAACCGTCAGGGCAAAGAAAAGCCAGTGTTGATGTGGGCTGAGGATGGAACACGTTACCGTAAGGCAGGACGACGGATTTCTTCGTTTTTTGGCAAGAGTAGGTTTACAGGCAAGAAAGTCAGACAGTATCTCAGAGGCGGCGCTAACCGCGGCCAGATGAAACGTTACGCTTTTTTGGCGAAAACGGAACAGCAGACTACGGATGGAGTAGAGGCTAATCTTTTCAATGACCTGCAAAACAACATTGAAAAAGCGGCGAGAAAACAAGGGCTTTTGTAATAAAAGAAAAATGACACAGAAAAAAACATCATTGAGCGCTGGCGCTATCATTCGCGACATCCTTCTGACAGACGAGGAGGTGAAGCGAAGGACAAACAAAATCTTCCCCATCGTCATAGACAAAGCTCTGCTTCCATACATCCTGTATCGACGGGCAGCGTTAGAACATAACTCTACAAAAGCGGGTATGCCCGGAGCTGACACTGTAACGATGGAGGTTGTGTGTTATACAGCCAAGTATGCGGAAAGTGTAGAGCTTGCCGAGGCTGTAAGGTCTGCGCTTGACTATTCTCAAAGAGAGCGTGACGGGTTGGTGATGCGTGGTTGTGTTCTTGACGATAGCGAGGAAGGATATGAGGATGATGCTTTTTTTCAGCGTCTTATATTTAGAGTGAAAATTTAAAATCGTTTAAAATCAATTGTTTTATGGAAAAAGGATATATAAATGGTAGCGATCTCCTGCTGAAAGTAGCAGGCAAGGCTGTTGGTCATTGTTCAAGTCATACGCTCACGTTTAACAGCGAAACCAAAGACCGCGCTGTGAAGCCTGTAGCGTCTGCGGCAAAAAGCAGTGGCTTGTGGAAAGAGAAGGGTGTTACGGCTCTTTCTGTATCTATCAGTTTCGAGGGTCTTCGCTTCTACGATGAGACGGAGAGCGGTTACGAGCAGATTGCCCCCAGCTGGGGTCAAGGCAAGAGCGTGGAGGTTGAGGCCTTTAAGCGTGGCAACGACACCACACCTTATGTAAAGGGCAACTTTGTTATCGCTTCACTGGAAGAGACAAGCCCGGCTTCGGACGATTCTACATACAGCGGATCTTTGGAGAACGACGGAGAACCCGAAGTTTATCCGGGAAAGACTGCAACAGGCGATGTGCAGGAGACAACAGAGCACTAAGTGAAGATTTTTAGATCTAAACAATTTTGGTTACATGAGGAAAATCGAGATTAAGATAGACGGCAAGGAATACCCCTGTAGACAGACTATGGGGGCTATGCTTCGCTTTAAACAGGAAACAGGCAAGGAGGTGACAGAGATAGGCGGCAACTTGTCGGATATATGTGCCTACCTCTTCTGCTGTGTAGCGTCGGCTTGCAAAAAAGACAACGTGCCTTTTGACATGTCGCTGATGGATTTTGCAGACAGTATTACACCAGACGACCTCAACCAATGGACAGAGGTAGTGAACGGAACGGCAGAGCAGTCTCCTGAGAGCGATGCTGATGGTGAAAAAAAAAGTTAGGCATTTTGGAGTTGTTGGGCATTGCCGTTGGAAACATCGGCATGCCTTACAATGATTTTTGTGCTATAACGCCTGAAGAATTCAACCACATATACAGGGCGTACAGCGAGGAGCGGACGGCGCTGTATCAAGACAGTTGGGAACGTATGCGCATGCTTGCGACTATCATCATACAGCCATATGCAAAGAAAGGGCTAACGTCCCAAAAACTTCTTTCCTTTCCATGGGAGAAGAAAAAGCCGGAGCATACGAAAGTAGCCCCGGCAGTATCTAAGGAAGATGCGTTAAAGCGTTTTGAGGAAGTGTTGGGAAAAGTAGGAAACGGTTAAATGGTGTTACCTATTCGTTCATCTGAGCCAATAAAAGACATTTCCCCGATGGAATAGAAAAACAGAGCAGAAGAGCCTATAAGGGCTAACAAACCGTTGACCGATTGGTTGTTGAAAGCTAAATACGTTAGGCAGATAACCCAAACAACAAGAGACAACAAGGCTATTACGCCCCAAGTCTCATATTTGTTTGAATGCTTGCGCGGCGTATCCTCGCCTACTACTTCGACGCTAACAAGTTCTGCCCTGATTTCGTTTATGGGCTTACTCGCCACATCGTTGTTTTTGGCTTCTATCGTGCGGTTGATGTTCTTATAATCCTTTTCCATAACGGTTAGTTTGAATGTTATGCCGCGAAGATACAAAAAATATTGATTACTTGTTACTTATACACAGAAATTATGGCAAAAGAAATAAAGTTTAACATAAAATTGCTTGTTGATGGCAAGGAGAAACTGGTAACCGCTACTTCAACGGTGGCGGAGCTGCATAACGTGCTTGAATCTGCCAAAACGGAAGCGGATAAGTTAGACAAGGTTTTAGTAAATTTCAATCAGCGTGTAGAAAAGTTCCAGAACATCAACAATGCCATATCACAGTTAGCTGGGACACTAAGCACCGTTACAGAAGAAAGCCGTACTTTCAGTGCGGCCATGAACGCCGCTAACACGATGGCAGGAAAAGGCGGTGAGGACTTTGCCAAACTCAAAGGAGAGGTAGCCGAGTTATCGAAAACTTTGCCTGTGGCGCGTGAGGAACTTGCCAACGGCCTGTATCAAGTAATCAGCAATGGCGTACCTGAAGACAACTGGATAGCCTATTTGCAGAAATCAGCAAAGGCATCCGTGGGCGGTATCGCTGATCTGGGTGAGACTGTAAAGGTTACATCTACCATTATCAAGAATTATGGTTTGTCGTGGGACAAGGCAGGAGACGTGCAGGATAAAATACAGCTCACCGCCAAGAATGGTGTAACATCGTTCGAGCAGCTTGCGCAAGCCCTTCCGAGAGTTACGAGCAATGCCGCCACTTTGGGTGTAAGTATTGACGAACTTATGGCAACCTTTGCGACGCTTACGGGTGTTAGCGGTAACACGGCAGAAGTTTCCACACAGTTAGCCGCTATCTTTACCGCTTTGGTCAAGCCATCAAGCGAGGCAAGCAAGATGGCACAGCAAATGGGCATCGAGTTTGATGCGGCAGCTATCAAGGCGGCAGGCGGCATGCGTAATTTCCTTACCGACTTAGACAAGAACGTAAAGGCATACGCCAGCAAGAGCGGTATGTTGGAGCAGGAAATCTACGGTAAGTTATTCGGCAGTGCTGAGAGCCTGAGAGCTTTGGGACCACTCACTGGACAACTCGCGGTCAAGTTCGGGGAGAATGTGGAGGCAATGAAAGGCAGCGCAGGAACAATCGACGATGCTTTTGCCACCATGAGCAGCAGCGGGGCAGCAAGTTTCCAGATACTCAAAAACAAAATAGGTGAGTTTACCGACGGCATAGCATCTGCAATGGGCGGAATTATGCCGTACCTAAATATTACATCGCAAGTAGGAAACAGTATTGTAGCAGTTCTAACGCTCAATCGGGCATTGAAGACTTTCGGAGTTACCCAAGGTATTGTCAAGACCCGAATTATTGCCACCAACGCCGCGGCATTGGTATGGAACGCTACAGCGGTGAGGGTAAATGCCATCGTGAAAGTAATTTCGGCTACATTCCGTGGGGCGGCGGTGAGTGCCACAACGCTGAAACTTGCAATACAGGGTTTGTTGGTTTCTACGGGTGTGGGCATAGCCATCGTTGCGCTTACAGAAATCATGTCGGCTTTTATGTCCAAGTCAGATGAGGCGAAGACATCAGCCGAGGACGCAGCCGAGAGCTTGAAAGGCATGGGCGATGCAGCCGATGAGGTAAAGGATGCATATAACAACGCTTTGCAATCCACATTTTCCGACCTCATGGGCAAGTACGACAAACTGAAAGCTGCATGGAAATCGCTATCAAGCGAGCAGAAGAAAGTAGAGTGGATAAAGGAAAACCAAAGTGCTTTCAACGAGTTGCGGTTGAAGATTAACGATGTGTCGGAAGCCGAGAACATATTTAACCGCAAGACCGATGCCGTTGTGGAGGCTTTCAAGCAAAGGGCAATGGCGGCGGCATACGCTGCAAAACTCACGGCTTTGTACCAGAAACAAATCGCTTTGCTTGATAAAAAGCAGAAGATCACCACGGCTATTGCCGACGATGCCAAGCAGAGCGGCAGAAATGCCAAGGAGGGTGACCTCGTACCCGAGACTTGGCGCAGCGAGCGTTACGGAAAGGTGGGAAGCGATGGACAGTGGCGGTTTACCAAGATTGGTGCAGAGCGATACAGCGGTACTAATGTTTCGGGCAACCCACAAATAAATGGTTTGGACAAGGAACTCAATAACGTGGATCGTGAAATAGCAGCCACACAAAAGCAATTGACCGAGAGGCTGAAATCCGCCAATAGTTTCATAACGGCAGACAAGCCAACCGCCCCCACTCCAGCCAAGACCACCCCGAAGACGACACCGGGCAAGCACGATACCACCACCGAGCCAAAGACCCACTTAGAGAAACTACAGGCGCAGTTGTCGGCGGCGCAAAAGGAAAAGGGCAACGCCATGACCGTTGAGGCAAGGGTTAAGGCAGATGCCAAGATACAGGACATACAGGCGCAGATAGACGAAGCCACAAAGGGTAAGGTGTCTATTGAAGCCGAGACAGAACCAAGCTACATCGTGCAGGGTAGCGATGCCGACAAGCGGCAGAGCCACAACAACGCCGGGCAGCGCATTGACCAGATAAGGCAGGATTTTGAAATAGGACTTATAGGCAAGGAAGATGCCGAAAGGCAGATAGCCGACATTAACAAGCAGCTTGAAAAGTTGGGCGTTAAGCCGATAGAGGTACATTTCAAAACCTATATCAAGGAACTGCAAGAGCAGTTGCATGACGCACAGCAGGAGTTTGATGAGGCTACTACAATAGAGGCAAAGGTAAAGGCTGATGCGAAGATTGATGAAATACAGGCACAGATAGACGAAGCCACAAAAGGCAAGGTGTCCATTGAAGCAGAAGCAGAGCCTTCCTACATCGTAAACGGCAGCAAAGCAGACAAACGACAGAGCTACGCGAATGCTCAAAGTAAGGCCAATAGCGTACAGAGCGACTATGAAGCTGGTATAATCAATAAGGAAGAGGCTTTAAAATCTATTGACGACATTAATGCGGATCTTAAGAAGTTCAACCTCACACCTGTCAAAATAGAAGTAGAGACAGAGGATATTGACGAGGCAAAGGAGAAGATGAACGGTGCCTGTGATGCCGTCAAATCAATGGGTAGTAGTTTGTCGGGATTAGGTGATGCTATCGAGGTTCCCGAGCTCAACGTGGCTGGTACGATGGCACAGGCTATTGCCACAATGGTAGACGGATATGCTACAGCTACGGCACAGGCTGGAAAGTTGGGCCCATGGGCATGGGTGGCATTCGCTGCTACAGGTCTTGCTACTCTTACAGCAATGATTGCAAGCGTTAAGCAAGCTGGTGCCTTTGCTACAGGTGGCATTATCGGCGGCACTTCTTCGTCGGGCGACAAGAAGTTTGCCCGTGTCAACAGCGGCGAGATGATACTTAACAAGTTTCAACAGACCCGTTTGTTTAACATGGTCAATGGCAACTTTCAACCTCCAACGTTTACAGCAGGGGAGATGCAGCCTGTTACAATGAACAACATCTCTAACAGCATAGAGCCTTCGGCCACTATCGTTAACGTACACTTGAATGCGAACGCAAGGAAGATGTTGGAGGTGCTGTCAAATACCAAGAAGGTGACAGGTAAGAGTGGAAGAGTTTACAACGTTTAAAAATTACAGATATGTATATACACGGCAGTTTTCTAAGTCAGCAGGGCGACACGGTAGCGGTACACATCGTTACCCATAACGACCGCGCACAGATAATAGAGATAGGAACGGAAGAAGCTGACGTATATTTCAGCGACGACCCTGCAGAAATAACAAGTGAAGTTAATGACACTTTCGATGTCCTACTGCGCCATTCTGCCAATATCAGACTGTTGTGTGGCAATCTGATAACCGATTTCTTTTGCACATCGTGCCGTGATGCTATAGTAAACATCTATATTAACGACAAATGTGTGTTTGCTGGCTTTATTGAGCCGCAAGCATACACACAGCCCTATAATGAAAGATGGGACGAAATAGAACTTAACTGCATTGATGTGTTGAGTGCTCTTCAGTACAGTAACTATAAGAATGCCGGAGTTTTAGGAGTAGACTATGAAACCGTTAAGAAGGGAGCCAAGCTGCGCTCTTTTCATGACATCATGGTTGAGATAATGCAAGGTGTCGCAGAGGGCGTTGATATTATTGGCAATAAGACTCTTCCTTTATGGTATGACGGCAGCAAGTCGGTCAACTATATGGAGGATAACAGGTATCGTGTGTTTAGTCAGCTTACTATCTCGGAGCTACTTTTCTTGGACGAGGATGAGAGTGACGTATGGACACAGGATGCCGTTTTGGAAGAGATCCTTAAATATCTTAACTTGCATATTGTGCAAGATGGGCTCGATTTTTATATATTCTCATGGGAAAGCATAAAAGATGCCAAGACTTCTATAAACTGGCATAACATCATGTCAGATGAGGCTAAGACAACAAAGACTGACAATATAACCATTTCATTAGCGAATGTTGCCGACTGCGACACGAATATAAGCATTGGTGATGTTTACAATCAGCTGCAGTTAACGGCCAAGACAGAAAATGTAGACAATGTGATTGAAAGTCCGTTAGATGAAGACTACCTTGACAGCCCTTACATTAACCGGCAAAAATACATGACGGAATATTCTGCCGACGGCAAAGGAAAAGCAGCATGGCACTCCTTTTACAACATGACACATGAAAAGGTTACAGATTTTGGCGGTGGTGCTATTGTCAAATGGTATCTGCAAATTAAGCGACACAAACATTGGTCATTCCCCATGGGCGGACAGGCAGACACAGATCTTCTAACTCATTTCTGTAACGACGGAAAGAATCAACAAGCGTTACCAGAGTGGTTGGGGGAGAACCCCGGGGCTTGTATAATGGCGCTTGGAAGCGTAAAAATAAACACAGCAAACAATGACAACAGCCCTGTCTCAAAAGTTAACATGACAAATTATCTGGTTGTTTCTGTAAACGGCAACGGTATTGATAACGATGAGGCTAAGACGTACCCAAGCGAGAGTGTTATTAAAGAGAACATTCCTTATGCCATCTATAACGGGAACAGCGCGGGTGGTATCTTTTCTCCATCGGATAGAAACACCACCAACTATATTGTTCTGTCAGGAGATGTAATACTTAACCCTGTTATGAAATGTTCTATGTCTTACAAAAGCGCACGGTCTGACATGTCCTATACATACCCTATAGGTGCATCTCAATATACCGTACCGAGCCGTAACAATACAGATGGCCGATATTATACACGTCAGTTTTTCCGTGTTGGAACACCAGGTAATGAAGAAGAATGGGATGTTGACAATGATAGAGGCTTTTATCCTTATACAGGCGACGGGCCACAGGAATATGAATTTAAATATAGCGCAGCGGGTGTCAGCAGCGATAATATAAGCAAAGTTTCAGTTCTCGCTTGTATGCTTGTTATCGGTGATAAGTGTGTTGTTGAAACAGGAACTAAAGGGAAGACAACAGATTTTGAATGGAAGACATTTAAGGAGCGTAGCGAGTGTGCGGACGATGATGAATATTATCAACAGTGTTTTACTATAGGCTTTGATCCGAAAATAGGCGACAAGTTGGTAGGAACAGAATTTAAGATACAGAACAACATCGACTATAAAATGGGCATCGATGCAGAAGGCATAGCTATTCCTATAACTAAAGGCGACAAGGTGAGCGGGCGTGTGAGGTTCTTGGTCTTAGGTCCTGTTAATGTTGTGTGGGGCGAAATAACACGCAGGCACTCAACCTTCTTTAGGCATACGAAATGGGGTCTTAATACTGTTCCTCTTATGGCTCACGTTAGTAGCATTCTTCTTAAGAATTTTGAGGTTAAGGTTTATAGCGATAACGGTCTCATAAGTACAGGCAACGACGACAATGATCTCATCTATCTAAGCGACACAAACGAAAGTTTTATTAACAAAAAGGATGATATAAAATTTAAGATAAATTCAGCACTGACAGCGGAGGAATGTAAGTCGTTAGGTGTTAGCAATGCCATAAAGCTTTCAACCCCCTACAATATCTTGAATGAAGAGGGAGTGTTAAAAATATGTGACAAGAATAAAAACGCTGAGGCTAAACCTGAGCAGCATTATGTGGATAGCTATTACACAGAATACCATAAGCCGCGAATAGTAATGGAGCAGAATCTTAAAGACAAAGATGAATTCGTTAATCTTTTCTACCATTATAAACATGCGGCATTAAACAAGAGTTTCTATGTGATAGGCTTGGGACGTAACTTAATCGAAGGACGTGCAGCTTTAACTCTAAAAGAAATTTGGCATGATTGATATAAAAGTATTATCGAAGAAAAAGGACAATGCTTCATCTGTCAGTGGAGGTGGAAACATTGGAGGAGCCAACACAGGAAAGATCGATGAGGCAAAACATGCTATATCTGCTGATGAGGCAACGCATGCTGAACAAGCAGAATATGCTGACCGTGCTGGATATACGAGTCGTGCTGCTTACGCTGACGTAGCTGGCGACATAGCAGAAGATAGTCCTATAAACAATCGCTTCCTTTCAAAGAAAGCTGAAGACACATCAAAAGAAATAATACACTTCGAGAAAGGTCTGACGGCAGGAACGTACAAGAAAGGCGTGAGCGGTGGCAACATGGACGGTGAGGGCAACACTGAGCTAAATAATCTCCTTGTAAGGGAAAATGTAAAAATACAAGGCGATACAGAGTTTGGGGATTCGTCTATTATAAAAAAAAGTGGCGACGCGACGTTAGGTGATGTGGAGCTCGCGAGCGTAAAGAGTAAAGGGGCCACTGAGAGCGACAGGACGCTCATTGGAGGCAAGGGCTTTGAACTATACAAGGACGGTAGCGGCAAGTCGCATCTGTATGTCGACAACGCTGTTATCCGTGGAAAGCTGATGGCGGCGGAGACAGAAGTGCGCAAGATCTCTTACAGCGGTGGCACGATGGTGCTCTCGAACGCTGGCAGCACACTGGTGCGCATAGTGGGGCTTGATGGCGAGGGTCATGAGGTTACGGCGGATGCTTCGGCTCTGTCGTTTAAGTGTTGGGCTGCTGCCGATGATGGCACGACACAGACGATGAACTGTTGGAAGGTTGGCGATATGGCCATGTGTAAAACTTTCAATGTAAAGGGCGGCAACAGGTTTTATTGGCGATTGGTGATAGGCTGTGGTCAAGAGATGCTTGAGGATGGCAAGCTCTATGATTATGTAGTGCTGTCTAACATCGAAACGTTTGTTGGAGCTGATGCTGTGTCGCCTGTCAACGTTGGGATGGCTTCTTTTGCCTCTGTGATAGAGGAGCAAGACGGTAAGACAACGGACGATGCCGGCGTTGACATTGCAACACGTACTTATTATGGATTCGACCCCATGGGCACTGACGTTCCGATGGTGAGTGATGTGATTGTTCAGGTGGGTAGCGAGACGCGTTTTATTCAACGTGGCAACGTGATAAAGCTTGCCACGAGTGCTGATGATGGTGACGCGCGGAAGGCTCCGTCGCTCACGATGTATCACCAGATAGGCAACACATGGAGCACGGAAGATGGTGGTGTTGACGTGTGGCAGTGGAAGACGGTCACGGCCTTTATTTCTCCAACGGGCGATCGCTTCAATGCTGACTATTTCAAGTGGTTCTCGGGTAGCGAAGACAACGTTATAGACCCTATTGTCGTCAGTTATGTGCTAACACCAAGCAGTACATTTATCGTTCGCCAGGTATCGATGGGGAAGGTAGAACCTACAGACATTGTGTTGTCGCTCACGAAGCACACAGGCAACAAGGTGGAAGCGTGGAATGACAAGGGTGTGACGTTGAAGGCGCGCTTTACGCAGCGTGATGGCCTTGCTGGTGAGAAGGTAATAAAGAGTGTGAAAGATATTGGCGACCTTTTTAATCTTGCTACATTACGCGTAACAGCCATTGATGCCAAGGGTCAAGAGCTGTGCTACACCGACATTGCTATAATATCAGACGGTGAGGACTTCGATGTGCAGGTTTTGGCAGAGGGCGGTAATAGCATCTTCAATGGCGAGGGGTCAAAGAAGCTGACGGCCTATGTCTATCGCAACGGTCAAGACATTACTGCCACCATTGCTCCTACTGCCTTTTCGTGGAAGCGTCAGAGTGGCGATGTGGGCGACGATAAGATATGGAATAGTTTACATGACGGTCTGGGCAATGTGTGTACTGTGAATGCCGACGATATTGACAGAAGCGCAATGTTCATGTGTGAGGTGGCTATAGGATAGTTTAAGTTAAACATTATAAACAATTAAAAAACAAGAAAAATTATGGCAACAAGAATTGCAAGTGGTCAGATTACGATTGTTGACCTCAACGACGGAAAGGCCGTACAGGCATTTACATCGACAAGTCAGGGCGATACTCAGATTTACAGCCCTAATGAGAACAGTTACAGCCCTAACTACACCAACAGTCCCTATCAGGTGGTGACTGCCAAGGTGTTTGTGACAGGTAGCAGTGTTGATCAGGCACCGACAAGTGCCTGTTCTGGTTGGACATGGAAGGTAAACGGCACAGCTGTAACAGCGACTGGCGATATCACGTTTGCGAAGAACGTGCTCACCATCAAGCGCAACATTACCACATCGGTGAAATTCTTTAACATCGAGTGGAGCTGTGTGTTTACAGACCCAGAGCGTAAGACGGTGACAAATGTGCAGGGCTTCAAGACCATCAACCTGACGCAGTCGGGTGGTTCTCTTGCGCTTGTGCAAATCACACAGCCTAAGGGCAACACCTTCGATGCAGAAAATAACCTCACCTTGCTGACGGCGGTTGCAAAGCTTTTCCGCGGCAGCAAGCAGGACACCTCTGTGTCTTCAATTGTATGGAAGAAGCTGAACCTCTCAACAGGAGCGTGGGACGCGGTAGCTGCAAGCAACTATGTAACAAGCGGCGGCACAAGCACTCTGACGGTAAAGGCTGACGACGTGCTGAACTTTCAGTCGTTCATGTGCGAGATCACTGACACCGATGGCACATTTAACTCCATCGTGACATTCTTCGATGCTACAGATCCGTACACGGTGGAGGTCTACACAACAACGGGCGATGTTATTGTCAATGGCTCGGGCAGCACGCAGATCTTTGCCCGTGTGTGGCGAGGTTCAACAGTAGTTGAAGAGGCGGGAGCTGCTACACCGCAGTTCAACTACGTTTGGACGAAGTACAACAAGGCTGGTACAGCTACAAATTGGGACGGCGCGACCTCTGTGACAAAGACCGGCAACCCTATCACGGTGAACGCTGCTGATGTGGATGTGCGCTGCACAATCTACTGTGAGGTTCAAAAAAAATAAAGATATGGCAAAAGAAGTGATAGGCAAAGGCTGGATAACAGTCGCGGCTATCAATGACGGAAAGCCGGGGGCGCCGGGAGAACCAGGCACTCCTGGCAAGCCCGGCAGTGATGGCAAGCCCGGCAGTGACGGCAAGCCCGGCAGTGACGGTCTGACGGTGACGGCGACTCCCTCTGTGATGGTTCTGAAAGCCGTGAAAGCTGCTGGCGGCAGCTATAAGGTACAGGACTACTCCTCGGCACGCTCGCAGATACGTGTGAGTCGTGGCGGCAAGGACGTGACGGCACAGTGTGCGCTGACCGCTGTGCGAGGTGTGAACTGCACGGCGTTGGTGTCGGGGCAGACGGTATCGGTGACGGCTGTGTCGCAGCAGACCATTGACGGCATGAAGATACCATACACCGACGGCAGCGTGACCGTGACAGGCGTGTTTGCCGACGATGGCACGACGGTGCCGTTGTCTGTCACCATTGCTGTAAAGGTGGAGGTCGGCGCTGTGTGGGGTGGCCTCAAGGCAGGCATGTCGCAGCTGTCGAGCCGCTACACGGAGCTTAGCAACATCGTTGACGGCATGCCATTGAAGACCGATGGCAAGCTTATGGAATACACGTCGGTGATAAAGCAGTCGGCGCGTGAGATAGCCTTGAAGGTGGGTCAGACAGCCGTGGGCAGGAAGAATCTGCTCGTGGGCAGCGCTCTCCGTAGACAAGGTGAGGGCATGGGTATGACCGTTGGCGGCGAGAGCGGCATAGAGCGGCTTGGCGGCGTGGACGGCATGAACTGCTGGCACGGTGTGGCGGCAGCGCAGGAGACGGTGACGGTGGGCATGGATGCTGCCGCAGGAGGCTATAATGTGCGGCTGGAGAAAGGCAAGAAATACACGATGTCGGCATGGGTGAAGGTGACTGACGCTCGCGCCGTGGTGTTCTACCGCGTCGGCTTCCGTGCCTCTGCCGACAGCACTACAGATGTGAGCACTCTGACGGACCATGTGCTCAACTCCGCGGAGAAGACGTCGGCATGGCAGCTTGTGACATGGACGTGGGAGATGCCGCAGGGCGTGTCGGCGAGCTATGCGCGTGTGCTGTACGGCATGAAGAATGGCACGGCAGGCACGACGATGGGCGTGTGGATATGCCAGCCGATGCTCCAAGAGGGCGACGGCTATAACGGCTGGGGCCTGTCAGAGCAGGACTATAAATATGTCGGTGGCAACATGCTTGGCAACACGCGGACGTTGGAGAAGAGTGGAAACATGGTGACACGCAACGGCACGGTGACGGCAGAGGGCTACGGCGGCTGCGCCACTATAGAGGCTACGGCAGACACCGACTACATAGATATGCTGCAATGGCAATGCAAGGATGGATTTGCACTGAACGAGGACTACACGCTGTCGTTCATGGCGAAAGGTTCGGGGCGGATAAGCGGCTACATGTACCACGGCACAGGTATAAAAATGCGTTGCGAGAACAGTGACGGCCTCTCGCGCACAGACGTGGGTGACGGTTCGAGCGCTGTGACGCTGACGAGCGAGTGGCGCCGCTATTGGATTCACTGGCGTAACAAAGGCACTGGCAAGGCTGACTATATGCTGCTGCGCCTGCTCAGTGGTGGCACGGCGACGATAGCACAGCCGAAGCTCGAAGTGGGCGCGAACGTCACGGACTGGTTAGAAGGCTCGGAGACACTGACGGAGGACCGCAGCACCGAGGCACGCCTGCTTGACACGGGCTTTGACATCAAGAAGGGCACGATAAACATGACGGCAGACAAGTTTACGCTAAGAAACAACCATGGTGAGAAGAGTTTTGGCGTGGATGAAGACGGAAACCTCGAAGCGCGGTCACTGAGGAGCGTGTCGAAGGATGGCTTGCTGACGGCGGTGATAAAAGACGGTGCTTTCACGGCATCGAGCGGTCTGAGCGGTGCTACGGCGTTTTTCGGCCTTATAGACGGGTTGCCCTACCTACAGTTTACGAACGTGGCAGGTGTGGTGTGTTACGCCATCGGTCCGAGCGGCGGGCAGACGATGGGCAACGTGGGCGTGCAGATGACTGCATGCAACGTGGGGTATAGCGTCTCGACGATGAGTCTTGAAGGCAAGTCAAACTACGTTATCAGCTACAGCGGTTCTGTGACGCTTCAGAACTTTGGGTCTGAGAGCGCGAATATTTATCAGAGCAAGTTGCAGCTCATCATCGACGGCTTCACGCAGACGCTCACAGCGAGCTTCAAGGACAGCAGCTTCCCCATGACAGAGGTTGGACAAGGCAAGGTCATGACGCTCATGCCCGGTAAGCTGATGCAGGCCGAGTTTGAGATAAACATGATCGGCGAAACCATGCCTACGACAGGTAGCGACGGATTGGTGATTGCGAAGCCGAGCGGCGCGAGGGGCTGTCAGCTGAAGCTCAACGGCGAGGTCATAGGCAAGGGAGCCATAAGCTAGATTTAATATAATAAGGTAAGAAAATAAACTTTAACTAAAGAATAAAGATATTATGAATGGAATGGTGCCAGAACAAATAAGGCTTGTGTGGACGCTGCTGTGCTCTACGCTGCTGGCTATCGTTGCGCCGACGGGAACGTTTTTGGCGGCTCTGACGCTTGCCTGCATGTTTAACGTGTGGGCAGGTATGAGAGCAGACGGTGTGAGTGTGATAAGATGCAAGAAATTTTCGTGGGACAAGTTTTTGAGAGCTCTTTATGAGTTTGCCGTTATCTTGGCCGTTATAGAGCTGATACGCGGCATAATGTATCTCTGCGGTGATGACGGCGTGAGCCTATACCCTGTGAAGATATTGACATACGCTGCATGTATTATCTACTTGCAGAACGCGCTGAAGAACCTTGTTAAGGCTTACCCGAAGAACAAGATGCTTTGGGTGGTCTACCTGTTTATAAGATGCGAATGGAGAAAGGCCCTGCCTGCGAACGTGGACGCGATGTTGGAACAATATGAGCAGCATGTGGAGCGGACGAACAGGGACTGCAAGGACTGTAAGAAAGGAAAGGAGGAGAAAGATGTGGAAGGTTAGCGACACGCTGCTAAAGCACATAAAGGCTGCTGAGGACTACAGGAGCAAGGCTTATCTTTGTCCTGCTGGGCGCTACACCTGCGGCTACGGCCACACGAAGGGTGTGACACGGAAGACGGTCTGTGACGCTGACAGGGCAGAACGATGGCTGCGCGAGGACCTGCAACCTGTTGAGAACTTTGTGAACGCTATCCATAACGTCAACACACAGGGGCGTTTTGACGCGCTGGTGGACTTTGGTTTTAACGTGGGGCTGGGCAACCTGCGGTCGAGCACGCTGCTTAAGCTCATTCAAAGAGGTGCTTCGGACAAGGAGATTTGCAGGGAGTTTAAAAAATGGGTGTATGCAGGAGGAAAGATGCTGGACGGTCTTGTGGCTCGACGCGGATGGGAAGCACGGAGATGGTGTGAAACATAAAGACATGGACTATGGAAAACTATGATGAACTGTTCAAGAAGATGGTGGCTGCGCTCTTTGGGTGCGTGCTCTGCTGGCTTATAGGCCACCTGTTTGCGAGCTGTTCGCCTGGCAGACAGGTGACGGGCAGCTCTTCTCACAGGATTGACACGGTGTATGCCGTGAAGACGGTGAGGGACACGGCACGGGTCAGCGACTCGGTGATTGTGAGGGTGACGGCAAAGGGCGACACGGTGTATAAGACCAAGGAAGTGTGGCGAGAAAGAGAGAGGGTGAGATGGCGCGTTGACACGGTGTATAAGGCAGCTGTGAGGACGGACACGATAAGGGTTCCTGTGGCGGTGGAGCGAAAGGTGCCGTTGTGGGAGCGTGTGACCGAGAAGATTGCCGACGAGCTGTGGGACTTGACCAAGACCTTAGGACTTATAGTGCTGATGATAGCGGCTGTGGCGTGGGCGCGTGGACGGTTGACGAGAAGAAAAGAATAAAGATAAACGCTCATTTCTTAATTTTTTAAAAGGTTGTTAATTGTTAGGTTTTTGCCTTTCCTGTCCGTGAGGACGGGAAAGGTTTTTGTTTTTGTGCGAGTGCTAAAAATACTCTTTTGGTGATTTTTTTAACGCAAAAAGTTTGCATAATATGCAAAAGATGATTATCTTTGTATTGTCAAAATAAATAAGTTATGAAATACTCGGAAAAAGAACAAGAACTGATTGAGGCTATCAGAAATTATAGAAAAGCCTACCCTAATGGTGCACGAGAACTTGAAATCTATATTATGGATTTAGTTTACGAACTGATGGAAAATGAATAACAAAAGCCCTTCCTTTCGGGGGAGGGCATAAAAAATTATAAATATGGAATATGCAATAACAAAACAACAGACAACGGTGCGTCAGGTTCTGAGTGATGTCTATGAGGACATTAACTGGGCCTATCTTGCACAAAACTATTTTGGTAAATCACGGAGTTGGCTTTATCATAAGTTTAGCGGACGCAACAACGGAAAATCTGATGATTTTAGCGATGTTGACCGCGAACGTCTGAAAGATGCTCTCGTAGATATAGCAAACCGTCTGAAAACGACGGCCGACAAGTTATAAATACTTGTTTATTTTGACACTGGCCTCGGTACTTCGGTATCGAGGCTTTTCATGTACGCTCGTGCAAGAACAACGTATGGCCAAGCGCCTGGGTAAAATAACTGATATGGTGTCGATGGCTTACATTGCTAAGACATATTTCAAGAAGTCTCGCTCATGGCTCGCCCATAAGCTCAATGGCAATATAGTGAACGGCAAACCATCACAGTTTACCGAAGAAGAACTTAAAACGCTGCGCTTTGCCCTCAATGATATGGCGAGCAAACTAAGAGTTATGAGTGATTCCTTATAGTTGTTTTTCTTTTCAAGATATCTGCCTCGGAACTTTGGATTCGGGGCTGTTTATAAAAGACTATTAATGTGTTAAACGATTTTTTTAGTTTTAGTATGTTTTTTTATATATTTAAAGGTGGTTATGTCAAAAAAAATAGCTTACTTTGCAATAAGAAAGCATTAACAAACAAAAAGGAGGCAAATATATGTGCATTATTAATGACTTTACACATTTTGTTAAAAATGGGGTTTCTGTTTTGCGCCGTGCCTCTTCAGGTACTTACGAAGAGACTTCACCCGAGATTGAGACTTTGAAGCGCGAAATGTTCTCTACACCATCGAATCGTCACACCGATGTGGAGAACCTTAAAAAGGATCGTGACAATGTAGCTCGTGACGTGCGCACGGCATTTAATAATTTAGTTTTGAATAATGGCTAAACAATCGATCTCAATTAAAGACACAAAAATAGCCAATGGTGGTGCTTATGGCAACCAGATAGAACAGACCGTGTCTGTAGATGATAACATATTACCAACTCCTCAAGAGTTGGCAGAGTATCAACGAATAGAACCTAAGATTGTTGAATTCCTCATTAAGTCTTCAGAGCGTGAGCAACTTCACCGTCACAAACAAGACGAAAAGAAACTAAAAATACTGAGCTATAACGAACACAAAGTCGGACGTATGAACTGGTGGGGGATGTTCTTCGCATTTTTGGCTATTGTTGTGACAATGAGTCTCGCCGCTTTTGCTCTTTATCTTGACCGTGCATGGTTTGCTGGCATTTTCGGCTTGGTTGGAGTTGTTAGCATCGCGTCAGTATTTATCAACAACAAGAAAGTGTAATATGAATTCTAATATTAATAACAGCCTCGGAGCTTTGGCTTCGGGGCCGTTATGTTTGATGGGCATTTATTAAAGAAAGTTTTCGATATGTGCTACACATCGAAAACTTTAAGTAATTCCTTATCTAAATATCACTCGCCAAAGACACACTTTATAAGCTTCTCATTGTTTTCGTTGATGATTGAAAAGTCTTTGGCGATGTACACATCTGCAATGTCCATCGTTCCGACATGATTTAGTGCTTCATCAACGTCAGACTTCGAGAATTTCATCAGATTGCGAGAGAGCGTTGCGAATGTGTGGCGTGCTTGATAGAACTGTAGCCCCTCGATGCCTACTGCTTCGCCTACTGTCTTAAGCCCTTTGTTGAGGTTGATATTAAAGCCTTGGTAGTTGGCATATCTCCTGTAAAAATCAAAGACACGCGATATGCCTTTGTATTTTTTCATCAACGGCTGAACGATAGCAGGGACTTTTACCTCTATATAAGCATTGTCATCGCGTCTGTCCTTCGTCTTCTGTCTGTTGTAGCGTATAACACCACCCTTACAATCATTAACAGTGTATAGGTCCACAGAGTTCATTCCCATCAAGCAGAAGGATAGTATAAAGCAGTCTCTTGCAAGTTGAGGCCGACTTCCCGCTTTGCCTTGGTAATTATATATCTTCAAAAGTTCTTCAAGCGTGAGTGCGCGGACACCTTTTTTCAAAACCTGGCGTGGAACCTTGAAGCGAGTGAACGGGTCGTTCTTAATCACTTGCTCGTAGTCGGTATTATATTTTCGCATGGCCTCGCGGAACAAGTGACGCATAAGACCAAGATACATTGTCATTGCTCTTGGTCTGTCTTTTAAGTGTTCACGAAAGCCCTCAAGCAGCGAATAGTTAATGTTGGAGAATGGCAACATCCTTCTGCCTATGTAGCCTTCGAGGGAGTTTAGCATTGTTCGGTAGTTGATAAGGGACTTTGTTGATGTGTGCTCCATCCATTCGTCTGCGAATTTGAAAAAATCAACATCTCCTCCTTTTGACATAAGCCGTGCTGCAATGGCTGCAGCGTCCATGTTGCTGCCAGCTATCTCAAGTGAAAGGGAATAGAGCCTGTCCTGATAGGTTCTTCGCAGTTCTTCAACGATTCTTGCTTTCTCGATGTTTTTAATTTTCTTCTGGTTGGAGGTCAGCTCTGCATCCGTTACAGAAATTTCTGTAGGGATGCGTTTCTTTGTTTTACCATGACAAACGAGGAAAGATACAGAACGCTCTTTCTTCTTGCCTTTTTTGCCAATCTCAAGTGTGATTGTAGCCATAATATTTTGCGGATTTTTAGCGGAAAAAACAAACCTAAAAGTAAATAAACGGGCTTTAAAGTAGAATAATGTGAATATCGAAACCCACCTTAAATAAGCCGAAAAATCCCATAAACCATTGAGATTTATGGGATTATCTTTTGGGTGGCAGGTGGGACTCGAACCCACGACATTCAGAACCACAATCTGACGCTCTAACCAACT